GTCGGAAAGAGTTGACGGAGCTGGGTCACTTGGATCGTAGTCCGCCGCGAGGTAGACTGAGCCGGGGGTGGTGGTCACAGCATCGGAGGGAACGTAATCGTAAGATAAACGTTCAAACCGGTACTGCTCCCAACCACGAGCCCGCTCAGACAGCCACGGGTAGAGTGCTAATCCGGGATTGATTCGGTATCGAGTTGACGCGAATGCGGTCGAACCAGAGATGGTGGCGATCAGCTCATGACCTTCAATGACGGTATCTTTTCCGTTCATTGAGATCTTTGGCTGTCGCGGCTGAACTCTATAGTTCGACGCAATTGGCGCGCGTGTTCGGGCGACTGGCAACATATTGCTCGAAGCCGCCCTCTTCTTCTTTCCTTTTGAGGATGAAGGTAAATTGTTGTTGTTTGGCATTTTAAGATGGGATCCACGTCTTGCCTGACGCCGACTGTACATCTTTAGAAACAGTCGCCTAGCGTTAGCGATACGGTCGTAACCATACCGATGAGCCGTTTCGGCGACCGCCCACCCGTGCAGTCTGTCGAGAATTCCGGTTCAGGAGTTGAGAGTGATTCTGATTTCAGTATTGAGACCAGTTAATGGGTTTTCCCATAGAGTAATCCCTCTCCAACCACCGATCAAGTGTACCTATATCCTAGTTCATACTAGACTTATAGACATTGCTTATCTTACGGTTGGAGAGCGACTACTCGCAGGGAGGCGCAAAATCATTCGCATAGAATCCTGACGGTTCCGCCTTGGCGGTTCCTAGGGAGGAAATATTGATTCGAAGGAGCAATCCTAAGAATCTCTGAAGTCCCCCCCACCTTACTACGGAAGTATCGCATCGATCAAGATGCGAGAGGCTGACCATTTAGCCTCACCGTTCTAGGTGGTTGATCTAAAGACCCCATTCCACTGTGGGTGGCAGGTCATTGGATCGTAGTTTAGCGTCGTTGCGGACGGATCCCTTGCCTCATTGCGTTGACCTAGGCTGATTAAGCCATAAGGCCCACTGCGATAGGGAGGTCTCCTTGATCATGAGGAGTCCTGCCAGTCGCGTCGTAGTTGGGTATGCGTGTTCGCCATAATTGGAATCTCAGGATAGTACTCGCCCGAGCCGCCTTTTCGCGGCTCTTCAGAGCTTTCCTAAAGAAAAACCTACGAAGTTCTTCGCCGGTCTTTCCTGGTCCCTTTATCCACGCATGTAGCCTCAGAGCTCGACACATCAAAACGTCCAGCTGAAGCTCAAAGTCCTCATTTCTTTGAAATGGGCCAATGAACTCAGTCGATTCGTATGATGGGCGAACCTTCTTGAGGTACTGCAGTGCTGCATCAACACTAACCGGTTTGTCTCCGAGTTTCTCAAGTATGAGGGTCTCTTCGAGATGTCGCATCGCGTAAGTAGCCACTTTCCTTTGATTGAAAGTGATCCTAAATTCGCGTCCGTCATTCTCGAGGCCCAAACCTCCGAGTTTCTTGTGGACAAACCAATTAGGTTCAAAAGCGCCCCTCCCTTGCGGTAGCTTGGCCCTGATCGTCTCCATTAAATGTTGACGACCAAGAGCCTGCGCGCGAGGTCGAGGATGCTCAAG